CCAACAAAAGCTGACGTGATGTAAGTAATAAGAGGAGTGTTACCATAAGCATATGCACCGCCTGCAGTTGTTTTAAGAACTGCACTGGAAGCAGCAGTGTAATAGCCTGGGAAAAAAGGTAACATAGACCTCTGAAACCTGTGATTAAAAGCAGAACTAGCACTTGGTGTGATAGAAAAAGACTCATGTCGAGAATACCTCTTCAACAATTGTCTAAAACTACGAATGGCTTCACCAAAATGAACATGATTGGTGGCATCAACCAAAGACGTTTTCTGCGCAACAACTTCTTCAGCCTGAGGAACAACCAAATCTGTAGATGGGGAAGGATTCGATGAATCCGAAATCCGCATCCTATTTACTTTTTCTCCAGTTGGCATGGCAAACTCCAAATCGTCGCAAGCCGATACCCATACAAGAACAGTGACAAAATTGTCAATTGTATTATCAGGAGAAACCAACTTGTTTGCTACGCGCACAGACACAGTACCATTGCCAAACTTATCAAGAGTGGAATCGTAAAACAAAGGTGTAGTGCTCTGCCAATCATCTTCAAGATTGGTAACATCACCCAAATCACGATAGGTAGTGGTTTGCCCCCATCCTACAACATAATCAAACTCTGTAGTCTCAGCTAAATCAACAATCATATGATGTGCAGTATTATATTCTCCCAAAGCAAGTCCATCGGGTCTAGTTTTAACCGGATCATAGCAAACAACCAAACGGCCTCGATGAAATGCAGAAGCAACAATCTTGAAATGGAATTTGATGGAACCTCTCCATTTCTTAAAAGGTAAACTCGCAAAAGACATAGCTGTGTGCGAGGTACTGCCGTCTGCATTATCACGATAAATCATGGGATTCACAACACTATTCCACAACAAAGTCTCCTCATTTGTACCTAAATCCCAATCAAACTGACACAAATATGAGGGCTTACTAGCTATGTAATTAATATCAAGTTCATCTTGACCTTGAAGCCCAACAGTTCTGCTATCAATAGTAAGTTCCTGCTTGCAATCGACGCTCATCTTTTGGGTGTCATCAGGCATATTAGTGACAGCTATCGAACCCTTTGTTAAAGGTCGATAAACCGAAGACTCCAACAAAACAGGTCTACTATAGCCAAATACTGATGCCAAAGCTGAAACAGCGCTAGCTCCAATTTCTGTTGCTCTAGCATACGGACCAATCCAAGGTGCAGTTTTTAATCTAGCAGCAATGTTTGCTACAATACCTGCCGGTTTACTAATTGGTCCAGTTGCTGAAGTATACTCATCAGCCTGTGGAACAATAGCTATTGGATTGACATGAGTAGGTACACCTAATCGAACATTAGTTGCCCAAGCAAACAACTGCATCTCGATGTCCTGATTCGCATCATTTGCATGTTTGAGAGGTGTAAAACTCTCAATAATCAAAAATCCCATCTTACTCCAATCATTACTTGGGACATCCAAAGCATTACGGTAATAAAAGAACGGCAAAGTCATTTCACCACCTGAACTTGTGGTAGGATTTATCATTATGTTTGGCCTTTGAGATGCCAAAACTTTATAAGAATCAGCTCCCGAGGAAACATTAGAATACTGATCATTAGTATAAAGTGGAATATAACTCATCATGGCGGCACCATAATGAAAAGGAGTTCCATTAATAACTAACTTAACATGCAAATCGCACTGCAACAATTTAAAATTGGCAATACGATTAACAACCCTAGTATTACTGAAAAAATCTGCCCAAGGGTTAACACCAACAATAAGTCCCCCTGCGGCAGGCCAAGTTATCTCCTGAATTTTAATAGGTCGAGACATAAAATGTTCCAACGTCATATCAGTTGACATAGGAGCCTCAGTAAGTACAGTAACAGGAGCTTCATCACCTATTTGCTCACCTGGTTCTGCATCCATAAACGTAGTAGTTTGGTGATGTTCTCGTACTTCATCATTCACTTCCTCCGCCTGAGGCATAATCGTGTTATCTAACACTAACATTTTGAGGAAAAATGCTAAACCACAAAAATTATTTTCTTCTATTTCTTGTTTTGTAACCCATTATTTACAAGACAAACTCCCGGGTCAGGGAATAAATCTGTTTTTGTTCAATTTGTGTTGCCGAAACACTCTCCTAAATAGGAGTAAACCACGAGGGGTTTGACTAAATAAACAAAGCCTAGCAAATGTAACACGAACAAATATGAAAACATATACTGGTAACCAATGCTTACATTCCTTTTAACTTAGTGTGCGCAGGGAACGCACAGAGGGACAAAATAATTTTCCGATTTATTCGTACTTCTCCTTCCAGTTCTCAACTCGATCATCAAAACCAAGATCAAGCGCTGGTACTGGAAGACGCACTTTTTGACAGGCCGCTTCAAGCTTCTTTCTACGATCTTCATAAACATTTCGGCCATGGGCAAACCACTCATGTGTGGCAGACTCCACACACGCAGCAGCAACTTCCCGTTTAGTGGCCTCCTTTGATTTCAAATTGGCATGTAAGGATTTAAAAATAGAATCCTCTTCCAACTTACCAATTTCACGATCAATCTCAGGAATGTAATTACTAGTTCGCTTAAGAAAGTCTAGTTCTTTAGGACCTAAGAACTTTACTTCTTTATCGCTCTTGCTTGGATGAGTGATTTTAACAGAATAATTAGCCAAATAATTCTTAAACGACACAAAATTGAAATCGCTGAATTCTGGCTTAACACTGCCTATAAAATCATCACCATAAGTAACAGCAGCAACACAACTCCTGAAGTCTTCTTGCTCAGGATATAGGCTAAAGAAACCCATGCGAACATACAAACTATTAGCAATGCTGTTGACTATTACCGTTAAGCTGTTTCCAGAAGCATTCATATTAAAAACCTGCAATAAAGTTCCATTATAATCCAAAAAAGGATGCACTACATCATAAACCATCATTCTCATGATACGCAAATCCTCTTCTGGATAACCATGAGCTTGGGCAAGTTCTATTAATGAAACATATACAGCAATTGTAATTTGAGAAATCATTTTAACATCAAATTTGGAATAATCCCAACCAATGTCTGTTTTCCCAGTTGAATATTTGCTGGCATGCTTCATTAAAGTTTGCCAATGAGGTCCAAAAGCGTTAACACCCACAGCACATTCTGACTCAATGGAATGAAATCCTATAAATCTAACGAGTTTCAAGAAATACTTCCTCATCAAAATGGATAACACTACGGGAGAACCTTGAAATACTCTCACCTTATCCTTGGTTACAAGCGTGGGCTCATCTTTCAATGTGCTTGACCACACTACATTGGCTCGTTTACCCTCTTTCCAACATGTCTGCACGCGTTCTAATTCAAATTTAATGTCATCTGATGGTATTCTATCCACCAAAACGCCATTCTCTACAACATCTTGAAAATGCTTCCTTTTGGACTGGTATATTGGATGACACATACTTGTCGACATATTCAACGGATCAATAAACTTCTCACCAGGGATACCCATTATAGCTTCTTTCAAAGTCAATGGTCTTATATCAGGGATAGTTCCCACCTTAGCTGTTAACGGTTTCAACCAATCTTGACGAGCTCTCTCTAGCTCGTCAGGAAAAAATGTAATACCTGGGTCTGCCATATGCTCAAGAGTCGCATTGAACGCCTTCCAATTAGGTAACAACTTTGGTGGTCCCCATTTAGATTCAACACCAAACTCATCAGCAACAGCATCGGAAAGAATACTCTTTTCCACCACTGATTTTTGGCTCATCCGCAATTGCGTAGAACCTAACACCTCAATAGGCGCAGATTCGGGCAATCGCGAAGCTTCAGCATGTGCATGAACAGGACCTGAAATAACTCGTTTACCCATCAACACAGAGGGAA